TGGTTTGCACCTAAGATGCAAGTTTTTGAATCTGGTGCTGTACAAGATATGTGTGGAGAGGACGTATCATTCTGTTTGGATGCAATTGATGCAGGATTTAAGATTTGGTGTGATCCTCGTATCCGTGTTGGACATGAAAAGACGCGTGTTATCTGATAGAATAAACTAGTAAACAACGATTGGAGATTTTAAATTATGGCAATGATGAAAGGTGGGAATTATGTTCCTGGTAAACCAAAGAAGACACGTCAAGGAAGATCTGTAAATACCCTTCTTTCGGCAACTTCTCGTAATAAACCAAAAAAACGTTATAGGGGTCAAGGTAAATGAGTTATCATCTCACAGTGTCTGATGAATGGTCTTCGGTACATCCAGAAGACCTGTGGGTTTATAATAAATTACAACTAAGCCAGGTGTTAGGTTATACTTGTGGTCCAGCTGGACTAGAAGTTCCTAACCCTGGTTTTTATGTTATTCGACCCGCAATTAATTTTATGGGGATGGGTAGATATAGTCGAGTAGAAGAAATAAGAAAGAGTACAGAACATATACATCCTGGATCATTTTGGTGTGAAGTATTTGAAGGAGAACATCTCTCAGTAGATTTCCAGAATAAGGAACCAAAATTGATTGTAAAGGGAAATAGAAATGAAATGGATAAACCATACCGATGGAGTCTTTGGGAGACCGTAGAGAGGGTTGTAGAGTTCCCTGAGGTATTAACTGATATTGCCACTCGATATGAATGGATTAATTGTGAATTTATTGGTGGTAAGTTAATTGAGGTTCACCTTAGAAGGAATCCAGATTTCAGACATAACAACACGATAGCAATTCCTGTATGGAAAGATCAAAAGGTTCCAGAGTTAGACGAATCTTGTGGTTATACCTACATAGATGATAAAGACTATCGTCGTAAGGGATTCATTGTAAATGGAAAATAATCAAGACAATATGCTTCGTGAGATTAATAATGACAATCTCACACCAAAGAAAAAGAAACTGATCAATGAAGATGGTTTCTTTCAAGTAGAGAATGAGGAAGTGAATATTAGTGATCAACAAGTTTTAAACGAATTCTGAAAATACTGTCTAAATAATGACAGTATTCCTGTATTACTGTGCCAGTCCAAAGGGTTAGTCAAGGATTTAAAGACATCAGTGCCTCATTTCAGATTAACCCTCTGAATAATGATTTGATTGTAATTAAAAATGAAACTGCAATTGCAAGATCTGTTCGTAACTTAATTCTTACAAAAAGAGGTGAAAGACCATTTGCACCAAACTTAGGATCAGGTGTCAGTGATCTTCTTTTTGAGAATATTGATAAACAGACTGCTAGTGTGATTCGTGATGAGATTATATTAACAATTGAAAACTACGAACCAAGAGTTCAGATCATTGAAGTTATAGTTAAACCAAACTATGACGAGGGTGCTATGGATTGTAGTATTCAATATGAGATTGTTGGTATAGATGTTCCAGCACAGGAATTAACGTTAGCATTAGAACCCACTAGGTAAATGCCTTTAGTCAATTTCAGTAACTTAGATTTTGATCAGATAAAGACTTCGATTAAGGATTACCTTAAAGCGAATTCAAACTTTACTGATTATGATTTTGAAGGGTCAAACCTTTCAACCATTATCGATGTGTTAGCCTATAACACATATATTACTTCATACAATGCCAATATGGTATCGAATGAGGTATTCATTGATAGTGCAACATTAAGAGAGAATGTTGTATCACTTGCAAGAAATATTGGATATCTACCTAGATCTAGAAAAGCGTCAAAGGCAAATATTAGTTTTAATGTTGATGCAAGAGATATATCTGCATCATCAATCACACTGAAAGCTGGTCTTGTTGTAACAACCAATGCAAGATTTTCAAGTGTAAGTTATTCATTTATTATTACAGAAGACATTACTGTTCCAGTTGATTCTACTGGTTTTGCTAATTTTGATAATATTGATGTATATGAAGGAACATATATCACTCAATCATTTACTGTAAGTTCTAGACTTCCCAACCAGAAGTTTATTCTTTCTAACCCAGGTATTGATACAGATCTTGTAAAGGTAATTGTAAGAGATTCTGAAACATCTACAGTTTCAAGGAAGTTCAATCAATCAGATAGTTTATTCAATATCAATTCATTATCACCAATTTACTTCCTTCAAGAAATTTCTGATGAGAGATATGAACTTTTATTTGGTGATGGTATTTTTGGAACAAAATTAGAAGAACCGAATTATATTGTTGTCAACTATGCTGTCTGTTCTGGACCTGAGGCTGATAACCTGGAGAATTTTAGATTTACTGGTAGTTTAGTTACCAACAATAATGTTGTTGTCAATAGTGGTATTTCCCTCATAACCACAAACATTCCATCATATGGTGGAAAGGATATTGAATCAACACAATCTATCAAAAAATATTCAACACAAATCTATTCTTCACAGAATAGAGCTGTTACTGCTTCAGATTATGAAGCCATTGTACCTAAACTCTATCCAGAAACTGAATCAGTATCTGCCTTTGGTGGTGAGGTATTGACCCCACCAGTTTATGGAAAGGTTTTTGTAAGTGTGAAACCACAGAATGGTGTATATCTTTCTGACAATATTAAAGAAAATCTTGTAAATGATCTTAAAAATTATTCTGTTGTTGGGATTGTACCAGAAATTGTTGATCTGAAATACCTTTATATCGAAACAGATTCAAATGTATACTATAATACAAATCTTGCACCATCAGCTGATCTTTTAAAAACACTCATTACAAACAATATTGAAACATATTCAGATAGTAAAGGTTTGAATATGTTTGGAGCAAGATTTAAATATAGTAAGTTCCAAAATATTATTGATGATAGTCATGAGGCCATCACTTCTAATATCACTACAGTGACCATGAGAAGGGATTTGGAACCTGTGTTAAATAGTTTTACTGAATATGAAATTTGTTTTGGTAACCGTTTCCATATTAAGAGTGAAACTGGTTTTAATATCAAATCATCTGGTTTCAAGGTAAGTGGAATTAACGATACTGTTTATCTTGGTGACCTTCCTAATTCTGACAAGAAGACGGGTTCTGTCTTCTTGTTTAAGTTGAACTCTCCAACAGAACCTGTAATCCTCAAAAGAGGAATTGGAACCATTGATTACATGAAGGGTGAAATTAAATTGAACCCAATCGATATTATTTCAACATCAGTATTCAGAAACATCTCATTGATTGAGATTTCATCAATACCATATTCAAATGATGTTCTTGGATATCAGGATCTCTATTTACAGTTAGATACATCTAACACCTCTGTTAATATGATCCAGGACAACATTTCTTCAGGTAACGATGTTTCTGGTTCGAATTATCAAGTTTCATCAAGTTACGTAAACGGCTCTCTTATCAGATAATAAAGAATGTCAGTAGATAGAATTAAATTCCAGAATATTGTCGAGAGTCAAGTTCCCGACTATGTTAGAGACGATTTTCCTCTACTTGTCGAGTTCTTAAAACAGTACTATGTCTCACAAGAAAACCAAAGTGGGACATATGATCTGATTCAAAACATTGATCAATATGTAAAAGTTGATGAGTTATCTAACTTAGTAACTTCTACGGTTCTTTCTGGTGATGTATCTTATACAGATACTACCATCAGAACTGCTTTTACTGGCAATTTTACTGATGGATTCCCAAACAGAGATGGTTTGATCCAAATTGATAGGGAAATTATCTATTACGAATATAAAACAGACACTACTTTTGAAAATTGTAGTAGAGGATTTAGTGCTGTAACCTCTTATGAGGGATCAAACACTCCAGATGAACTTGTTTTTACCGAAACTGAAGCAGATACTCACACTTCTGGTAGTGAAATTAAGAATTTAAACAATATTTTCTTACAAGAATTCTTTAAAAAGATAAAAAATCAGTTTGTTCCTGGATTTTCGGAGAGAACTTTATATTCTGACCTCAATCAGAGGAATTTTGTCTTCAATGCAGACAGTTTTTATAAATCAAAAGGTACAGATAGATCCTTTGAGATTCTTTTTAGAGCTCTTTATGGTAAAGATGTAGAAGTTGTACGACCAAGTGAGTTTCTTTTAAGACCTTCTAATGCAAATTATAAGGTAACAAATGATATTATTGTAGAACAGTATCTTGGTAATCCCTTAGATTTAAAAAATAGAACACTTTTTCAAGATTCTACAGGAACAAGAGGTTCTGTTAGTAATGTAAGACCTGTTTTATATAATGAAAAGACCTATTATCAGGTAAGTGTTGACTATGGTTATCAAAGAGATATTGATACTAGAGGTTCTATTTTTAGTGAATTTAAACCAAACAGTAAAACAAAGATTCTGAACAAAGTTTCTGTTGGTTCTTCTGTTATTGATGTAGATTCTACGATTGGTTTCCCCGAAACTGGAACATTAGACACCACAGATATTGATAATAATCCCGTTACTATCTCATACAGTGGTAAAAATGACAACCAATTCTTCAATGTAAGTGGTTTTACTTTTGAAATTCCTAGAGCAAAGGAAATTTCCACTTCCGAACTTGCCTATTCATACATTGATAGAAATTCTCAACAGAGAATTGAGGTAAAGATCTGTTCTGCACTGAAAGATATTACATTTGAAGACAAAAATTACTATTTGAAGTATGGTGACATTATCAAAGTTCAGTCTTTAGGAACTGAAACCAATACTGAGAAAACAAAGAATTGGATATCGAACCTTAAAATTCATCGTAAAGTCAAATCCATCACTCTAATTGATAGTATAGAAAAAATATATGATATTGTTGTTGAAAAAAATACAAAATTACTATCTGGTACTAAAGTCATAATCAGAGATTCTGATAATAATGTTGACATTAATGGAACCGTAAAAACCGTATTATCACCAAAAGAGTTTTCTGTTAATGTAGAAAAGTTAATTGATACTGGTAGGGAATATGTTGTAGAAAATCAAACATCATATACAAATTCATCATCTTATTCATATTTGAATAAGTATGTTACCAATGTTCAAAATACTTATTCTAACTTTAATGGAGATGTTCTTGTTTCTTCTAACTCAATTCCCACATACAAGAATATTGAGACAAATCCATATAACAGAAAACTCTCTTTCACTGGATCAACAACAAACAATACAATTCAGTTAGTCACTAGTGGGGATCATGGATTCTTCACTGGTGATGCAGTTTATTATGAACCAGGTGCAACTACTAGCACGACGATTGATAGTGATGGTAACCAAATCATTACAGAAATATTAAGTTCTTTTGAGGGTGTCAACGAGGGTGTTTATTATGTGAAGAGAGTTGATTCATTTAGTATCAAATTATCTAAGAGTAGATCGAACATTTTTGATGAAAAATATATTTCATTGGGTGGTACTGTTCAGGATGTTAAATTTACATATTTTAAATATTATAACAAATCATTTGAACCTCAGGGCATTTACAGATCCATATTAAAACCTGAAAATAAAAATGGTTTAAAGAGAACAATTCCTGGTTATACGGGTATTTTTATCAATGGTGTGGAGATTTTAAACTACAAATCCAATAATAAAATTAACTATGGTGATATAACTGGATTTAAGGTTGTTAATGGTGGGAAGGGATATGATGTTATCAATCCACCCATTTTGAAAATTTCTGATAATGTGGGAACTGGTGCAACTGGTGTTGTTAACGTTAAGGGTCAATTAGAAAGAATTGATATTATTGATACTGGTTTTGATTATCAGGAAAAACCTTTTGTTTCTATTTCTGGTGGTAATGGAATTGATGCAACCGCACAAGTAAGACTTTCTTCAGTAACTCATAGTGTATCTTTTAATGTAGAATCTTCATCTGCACAGATAAGTCTTGGTTCTAGTACTATTGGGTTCTCAACATATCATAAATTTAGAGATAATGAAGAAGTAATTTATAAAACTGATACACAACAGGGTATCAGTGGTCTCACTACTGGAGCCTCATATTACGTTGGTGTTGTTGATAGTAAGACTATTAAACTATATGAAACTCCCGATGATTCTCTTGTTGGAATCAATACGGTAGCTTTAAATGATTTTGGTATTGGTGTTCATAGATTACAGGCTTCTACTTTAAAGAGTATTGTTACTTCAGTTGTTGTAACAAACCCTGGTAGTGGTTATGAAAATAAAGAAAGAAAGATAGTTGGTATTAACACCGCATTAAATCAATTTAAAATTACTAATCATGGGTACTCTTCAAAAGAAGTTGTAAGATATACTTCATCTTCTCCATCCATTGAAGGAATTGTAGATTCAAATGACTACTATGTTGTAAAAATTGACGATAATACTTTCTCACTTACAGAAATTGGTGTAGGAGATACATCTACAGATTATTATTATAATAATAATATTTTTGTAAATTTAAGATCTACAGGGTCAGGTTCTTTCAATTATAAACCAATTGTTGTTAGTGTTAACGGTATCACTGGTGTTTCGACCAGAACAGACCAAGATTTCTCATGTCAAGTTCAACCAGTATTCAGAGGAAGTATTCAATCTGTTGATCTGACACAAAGTGGAACTGGATATGGTTCTTCAGAGGTTATCAACTTTGATAGACAACCAGTTATTACTCTTAATAGTGGTTCTAGAGCTATCCTCATTCCAGTTATTAATAACGGTCAAATTGTAGATGTACTTATTAACGATCCAGGAACAGGATATAATTCACCACCAGATTTGGTAATTGAAACTACAACTGGGAAGAATGCGGTTTTAACCCCAATTCTTAAAAATGGTAGAATTGATTCTGTAAAAATTATTAAAGGCGGTGCGGGTTACATTGCAGATAAAACGACAATCAAGGTACTTTCTTCAGGTAATGAATCGATAATTGACGCATCTATCAGAGAGTGGAATATTAACCTCTTTGAGAGAAATTTTGATAATATCAATGGTGATGATGGTAT